TTGTCCAGTACATCAGAAAATACTGATAGTCTTGAAAAACTTTCTCCCCAATAGTGTTTAATGACGTAAAAATGCAAGAAATCCAATCTTTTAAGAAAAGGTCGCATCCTTTACAAGAATGTTAAGTAATGTGTAAAAGAGATTTATAAGAGATGATATAGATGTTATTTACAATAAGATATTATGAATTCATATAATTTCCTTTTAACACAGACTTGAGAATCTTGTAAGATCGCGAGAAGCCCCCCTGAATCCCCAAAGGAGTTCTTCCCCAGTAGTGTTTAATGACGTAAAAAAGCAAGAAATCCACACATTTAAGAAAAGGTCGCATCTTTTACAAGAATGTTAAGTATTGTGTAAAAGAGATTTATAGGAGATGATATAGATGTTATTTACAATAAGATATTATGAATTCATATAATTCCCTTTTAACACAGACTTCAGAATCTTGTAAGATCACAAGAAGATGACGAGAAGTTCACGAGAAGTTCACAAGAAGATGGCGAGAAGTTCACGAGAAGTTCACGAGAAGTTCGCGAGAAGTTCACGAAAAGTTCACGAGAAGTTCACGAAAAGTTCACGAGAAGTTCACGAGAAGATCGAGAAGTTAACGAAAAGTTCACGAGAAGCCCGCAAGAAGTTCACGAGAAGAACGAGAAGTTCACGAGAATCCCCTGAAGGCCTTGAGGAGTTTCTCCCCAGTAGTGTTTAATGACGTAAAATGCAAGAAATGCCAGCATTTAAGAAACCCTCGCATCCTTTACAAGAATATTAAGTATTGTGTAAAAAAGATTATAGGAGATCATATAGATGTTATTTACAATAAGTTTTTATTAATTCATATAATTCCCTTTTAACACAGACTTAAGATTCTTGTAAGATTGTACAACATTCTCCAGTAGTCTTTAATGACGTAAAAACCTTTTAACACAGACTTCAGAATCTTGTAAGATTGTATAATACTCCCCTGTAGTGTTTAATCACGTAAAATCCAAAAAAATCCAAAGAAATCCACACAAAAATATGAAGCAACTTACGTTCTCGGAAACATTCTCCTTTTTACCACATTCCTACGTGTCTTCTTGTAACAATTCTTATATGGACGACATGACGCTTTCTCCGTAAATCCCATGCTTTTACATAATGTCTTCTCACATTTCTTATGAATTCGGGCATTCCCAAAACTTAAAAAAAAGTTGATTCGTCTACCCCATCAAATAAAATAGTCTAGAAAATGCCCCCAATAGAAAATGTGATTGCAGATACTACTCTACAAGAAGAGTCTAAGGCCGCCCCCGCAAAGAAGGCAGCTCCCGCAACCAAGACTGCCTCTGAGTGCCCCCACTGCTCCAAGAAGTTCATCAACCTCAACAGCCACATCACCAAGACCCACACCAAGAAGACAGTGACTGTAGAGGCCGCCCCAGCAAAAGATGGCAAGAAGGGTAACATAGCGGAGGAGGGCGAGGAGGGCAGGAAGGAGTCTAAGAATGCCCTTATCGCAAAAAATGGAAATAATGCAGAGCGTATATTATGTAGATCGTTCGATGTGCTAATAGCCTTATGCGAGCAGTACTTTCAACGAGAAAATACCAAAGCTGAGGTGATAAAGGGTGGAAAGAAATCCGACATCCGCTTCACATTTGCCGACGGAACACATACGAATGTCCAACAGAAGAATGGCACTGGTGGTGGTCGTGGTTGGAGTGTTCATAGGCAAGCCCTAGGGAATTTACAGACAGATGATTCTGTGAAGTCTTTACTAAAGACCGTTTGTCTGAAAGGGGGCGGGGAACGTAATGTAGTTCCAAATGATAAAGCCATAATTACAAGATTGATATTAGGTGAAGAGAAAGAGACAAAGCCGCAACATGTCCTTCACACGGAAATAGAAGATGGAAAGATTAAATCTATATCTATCTGCCCTGCCGACAAATTTATCGAGTCCATACTGAACGATGCGTATGAGAACTGTTTGCCAAAAAGAACCTGCGTTCACCTTTCACCCCTAGTATATTTACAACGCAAGGGAGGTGGTAAAAAGGACCATTCTCCAGATGACATTCAAGCAAAGCTTCGTGCTATGCCAGATTGCATGACTGTTATAAATCTGAATGGAACCAATTCCGCACAATAGGGACAAAGGCAGAAACAATATCAACAACAATGCTGTTCCCAAGATAAAACAACGCATCCTCATCTTTGATTCCATCAAACTTGTAGGTAGACGGGAATCCAAACATTCCTAGCGTTTCTTTTACTGTAAGCCGACGCACAGTATCGCCTACTTTATACAATCCTGTTTTTGCACCTGGTCCTCCTGACGATGCACATACTGTAACACCTACAGAATCAATGCTATATACACGCTCTCCTTGTCTGCCACCTTTTTTACTAGCCTTTGACACAACATCGTATAGGACATTGGGCTTTCCAAATACATTTTCCTTATCAGATTTCTTTACAAGAGTGTACCGCTTCAAATCAACATCATTCTTATCTACAGAAGAGTCAATTATGCTACTCACTGGCCGTTGCGTATTATTACCATCAGGAATACGGAACGATTTATTCTTTGTAGCAACGATGAAGATACGATGCCTTGCCTGAGGCGACCCGTATTCTGCAGCATTTATAACCTTTGATGTGATGAGATAACCCCTCTTCTTCAATTCAGCCTCTATTGTATTGTATGTCTTACCATTGTCATGTGTCTTCAGATTTTTCACGTTTTCTAAAATACACATGGGCGGCTTTTTAGAATCGATGATTTTTAGAATATTAAAGAAGAGATTGCCCTTTTCTTTATCCTTGAAACCATCGCCATTTCCTGCAATACTAAATGGCTGGCAAGGAAATCCTGCACATAATACTTCAAAATCGGGCATGGCATTTATATCTAACGTGCGGATATCGCTCTTTGGCTCAAGATTATAGTTTTTCTTGTAAATATTTCGAACCCCCTCATTTATATCACATGCCAAAACACACTCAAATTCTGGAGATGCATTGAATGCAGTATGAAATGCACCTAGTCCGCAAAATAAATCAATATACCGAATCTTCTTCGTAGTCTGGCTGAGAAGTTCAATAATATCACTCTTCTTTTTCCCACTGTACCCCTTGATCTTCTTTTCCTTACAAAACGCGATCAATTCATCACGAGTTTTCGTTGAATAATCCATTTGGGTTGACTTCATTTCCACTGGAATTAATAAGTCAATTTTTAGCCCTCCCTCATTCGCCTTTGAAAGAATCTCTCGAACTTTCTTCTCTACAAGTTCTTCCACTGTATTATCCTTCTTACAAGGGCGTTTGCGATTAGTATGGTCTTCCAAATGACCTTTCTGAGAAAAAAATTTCTGACAAGTACTACACATGTATTTTACCATTCTGTCTATATTAGAGATGCATACAATAGTTAATCTTCTTCACGAATTTTCACGAAATCGTTACATCGGGAACCAATGTTCTAATACTTATAGACTCCAGTAGTGTTTAATCACGTAAAATAAGTCTAAAACTAAAGAAAATTCTTATGTAATTGTGTAAAATGGGTTCTCATACTGGTCTAAACATATATCTTCTTTAAGGAGAAGAATGGAAGCTATTCAAGCTATGGTTATGCCTGACTCTGTACCTTTCTTTAAGGGAGAACCAGGTAAAGAACATTATAAACTTCTCGCTTATCTTGCTAGTTTATATAATAATGTAGATATCTTTGATATTGGTACTTACTTCGGTTATTCCGCTCTAGCTCTTGCTTCTGGTAATAAAAATAATCGCATTCTAAGTTTTGACCTTGAAGTGAAAGGGTCTCCTCCCATTCTTCCTAATATTTCTTATCATTTTGATAATTTAATGGAAGATTCTGGAAAAATCATTTGGAAAGAACGCATTCTTGCTTCTCCTCTCATCATGTTAGATATTGACCCTCATGAGGGGTCTCGTGAATTCAATTTCTATGTTTGGTTACGCGAGAATAAGTATAATGGTATCGTAGTGTGTGATGATATCATTCATTTTCAGGAAATGCGTACAAATTTCTGGGATAAGGTTGATAGTCAACATAAATTAGATATTTCTCGTTTTGGTCACTGGTCTGGCACTGGTCTCATATACTTTAATCCTTCTTCTGTCCCTTCCTTCTTAAAATCTTCTTAATATATTCTTTAAAGCAAAGAATATTTCAAATCAGAATTTTATGACGCAATAGTTAGTTCATAAATATATATATGAATTCCTTTTTCAATATACATATACGTCTTACCACTTAAGAAATCTTCTGGTACATCAATTTCTGAACAGATAGGTTCGCCATAAGAATCTCTTATCTCTTCAGCAATCACTCCTCCATACTTTTCTTTAACTGCGGCTTTCGCCAAAGCAAATGATCTATATACAGTGTCATATGGTTCGCCATTTTCAATAACAACATAGACTGAATTCATTTGTATACACTCAATATTTTATAAATATATTTCAATTTTTATATATAAGTATTTTTTAAAAGGTTCAATCATGTTATATAAGATACAAAACTGTATTTATGTGAGAATTATGCTTTCTATATAAATCTTATTCTATGATTGCTTATTTCCTGCCTATTAAATCAGAACACTATGCTTCTATCTCTATTTCTAGGACTTTCATCTATTTTTGGAATGAATGCCCAGACAGTGGGTTCCACAGGATGTTCAACTCCTGTCTGCGTTTTTTCTAATCAGTTTCTCCGATTTGGTTCAGGTTCTGAAAATTCTGTAAATGCCCAAGGTCTTTTCGTACAACCTTGGTATTTTTCTGAAATAAGCAATGCATGGTACAAACTTACATTTGCAAATTATCCTCTCGATACAGCCATAGGTACTGGGTATGGTTCAGCACATTGGAGTGGAACCACTATCTCAGATATTTATTCTCTTACACCTTCTTTATCAATCACAGATTATTCTAATTTTATTGTAAATTCTTCTGACGCAACAAAAACAGTTGGATATGGAACAATTATCGCTAATAGAACGATTACACTCAATTCAAATACTGTTGTCTTTCAGAATATCTTTTATCTTGGGCAAAATGATAAATTCGTTAGGATTGTAACAAGTCTTATTAACACTTCTCCAAATATCTTACCAAATGTATTAATCTGGACTGGAACACGAGATGATTTTGTAGGAACAACCGATGTAAATACAAAAACAAGAGGTAATCTAAATACTGGTTCCTTTGTTCCAATTACGGCAGTTGGACAATCTTCTTATGCTATTATGATTTCCAATACAGATGAAGGTGTGTTATTCTACTCAGAAACACCAGGAGTTAAGACGTCTTTCTCATCGTGTTGTTCTTTCTCAAATGCCTATAACACAAATCCTAATACTCTGGCAATATCAACACCAAATCCCACCGATGGTTCCTATGCAGCAGTTCTCCCCTTTGGGGATGTTCAACCTGGACAAACTGTAAGTATTACTTGGTTTTATGCAGCTGGAACAATACGATCATTATCTTCTGTTGCACAGAATGTAGCGGCCGCCCAAGTAGCTGTGGCAGGTGTAATGACATCCTCTCCAATATTATCTTTTTCTCCTTTCTTTTCTATAAGTGCAACTGCTCTTACAAGTGTTTCTCCATTATTCACATATGTCCCAACAAATACAAGTTTCTATACACCAACTACATTTTACACAGTTACTTCTTCTGCATCTGCATCTGCATCTTCAACTTCAACACCTTCTTCAACGCCAACACCTTCTTTAACATCAACGTCTTCTTCAACTTCAACACCTTCTTCAACGCC